CCCGGGCCACAACGAGGCTTGTGGTGATAGGGACAAGAGGGGCCTATGGTGTGACAGCTGCCGCTACGCTCACTGGTCTGCGGTTTGGGTCAGGGCTGACGACGAGCCGGAAGACGCCCCGAAGCGCCCGATCATGGGCCGTAGGATACTCGGCGGAGTCGTTTTCCCTCTCACGAACTACGCCGGCGGGACCGTCGGGTTTCAAGTCAGGTCTATCACCGAGAAGTCTTATGACACCTTCACCGTCCGACATCGTCCGGAGGGGTATTTCTTCGGCATAGCCCAGAGCATTCAGTCCATATGGACGACTCGAGAGGCGTGGATCGTCGAGGGCGGTTTCGACCATCTCGTGATCGAGCGTCTGGTTGCCAAGAACGTGGTCAGTTTGACCACCAGTGCCCCGGGGAAGGAGCAGACAAGGTTCCTTCGCCGCTTCGTGGACACGGTGAATTCATGCCTGGACCGTGACGCCGGCGGAAGGAAGGGCTTTCAGTCCATAGTTAAGTGGAACTCCGACCACTTTGGCATTCGGGATATCGAGTATCCTCGGGTCAAGCCGAAGGACAAGGATCTCGGTGACTTCTGGAAGTCCGTCGGGGACGAGGCTTTTTCCAGGTATTTCAGGGAGAGAGTAATCTCCAGATTTTGAGGTCGACGTGAAAAACAGCAACGGAACAGACTTGATCGAGAACGACGCGGTCCGGGACGAAAGGAAGAAGTCCGAGAAGATCCCGCTTCTTTTCGACGACTTCGAACAGGCGGAGGGCATCGCCGGCCGTCTGATTCCGGAGTTCCACCCGCATCTCGCGAGCGCGGACATTCGGTATATCTGCCGAAATCGAGCCGCCAAGAGGAGCGGCGTCAGTGTTCCCGGGAATGTCTACAAGATGTCCGGGAAGTACCGGTTCCTCACCGGTTACGACTTCGTCTTGGAGATTGCTCTCGAAGTCTGGAACGAATTGCAGCCGAATCAGAGGACGGCTCTGGTCGACCATCTCCTGGCTCGTTGCGAGGGCGTCGAGGACGAGGAGAACGGGAGCTACAAGTGGAAAGTCGTTCCACCTGCCATCCAGGAGTTCCCCGAGGTCGCGGAACGTAATGGTCAGTGGAACGAAGGGCTCGTGGATATGGAGAAGGCTCTCCGCGCCAGGATGTAGTCTGTTCTGTGGCTAAGCTCGACCTGAAGTACCGACCGTCCCGCTTCTCCCAGGTGCTCGGGAATGAGGGGATCCGGAAGCTGCTTCTGAAGCGGAGTGTTGACGGGACCCTCGGCGACCAATCCATGATGTTCGGGGGTCCGAAGGGCTGTGGCAAGACGTCCATGGCCCGGATCGTCGCTCGCGCATTGCTGTGCGCGGACCTGGACGGTGGTGAGCCGTGCGGTGAATGCCAGACATGCCGTGCTGTTCTGAATGATGTGTGCGACGGCGTTGAAGAGCTTGATGCGGCATCTCAGGGGACCGTTGACAGGGTTCGGGCCATGGTCCAAGAGGCTGACTATGGGACGATTGACGGGAAGGACCGGCACGTCTATATCATCGACGAGGCCCAAAGGCTCTCGAAGGCTGCGCAGGACGCCCTCCTGAAGGCTGTGGAGAGCCGCCTCTTCACTGTCATTCTTTGTACGACTGAGCCCCAGAACATCAAGGGACCCATTAGGGACAGAGTCGAGGAGTACCCGGTATATCCTCCATCCCAGGAGGAGCTCGTCGGTTATCTCGAGAGGGTCTGTCAGCTCGAGTCTGTGACTGCTGATCGGGACGCTCTTTCTACGATCGTGGAAATGACCGGTCGGACTCCCAGGTCCTGCCTCCTTGCTGTTGACTCAATCTCCGTTCTCGGAGATGTGACCGTTGACTCTGTCAGTGCTCACTTCCGCTTCAACAGTTATATGGCCGTGGACCGGATCCTCGGGAGTTTGGACTCTGACCCTGCCTCTGCTTTTGCCTCCCTGGATGAGCTCTCCCGCCGAGAGAGCCCGACCTGGATTCGAGATTCGATTGTTCTTGCTATTTCAAGCGGTCTCAGGTCTCAGATCGGGGCTAAGTCCACATATCCAGTTAAGACGGGATTCTTTTCGATCCGTGGTCGAGGTTGGCTAGACTTGGCCCGCGACCTGAGTCGAATCGATCGTCCGTCCATGGCGGACGTAGAAGCGTCTTTGCTTTCCGGGGTTCCGGCATCCCACTTCCCGATCCAAGACCCGGTCCCTCGGGAAGTTCCCCCGCCCCCGCCCCCGCCCCCGCCCCCGCCCCTTCCCGAGCCCGTGGATGAGCTTAAGCCAGAGCCTAGACCCGAACCGACTCATCCCGCCCCGCCCGCCCCGCCTCCTCCGGAGCCGTCTCCGTCAAAGAAAGAGATAACGGTGGATGGTGTGACTTTTTCCAAGGCTGAAAGCCTCACCACCTTGGACGGGAAGATCTCCTCTCGTAAGGAGGATGAGCCTGTCGGGGAGCGCGACGAGATTCCGGTAGGGTTGGACGAGAGCCGTGCCCCACTCACAGAAAAGGAATTCGTCTCCAACTTCCTCGGAAAGTTCAGAGCAATCCGTTGAACCGGCGGGTCTACGCTGGGTCATCGTCGAGCTCTCTCCGACCGGAGAGCGAGAAGGAGACGTGAACACGATCCGAGCGTCTGTCCGGAAGATTCTCCGGGTTCAAGACCTCCGCGTCTTTGTTCCTGCTGTTTCTCAACAGGTCCGGGATGAGTCCCAGACCTTTTTCTTCATGGACGGGTACGTCTTCGTTGAGTACCGGCCTGGGATCTCATATCTCTCCTTGAGGGACACTGCGTTCTTTCGGGACGTCCTGTGTAATTCGACCAGAGCACCGAACAAGGAGTCGTCTTACTCCCTTCTCACTGACGCGGACCTCGACCCGATGCGGAGCGGGATGAACGAGATGAAGTGTGGCTCGTTCGAGATCGGGAACCGCGTCCGTGTCGTTGTAGGTTCCTACAAGAATCTCCGCGGCGAGATATCCGTCGTCTACAATGAACAGACTGTCCAGGTTTCCGTGAGCCACCTATCCTCGAAGCGCGTCCTCATCGATTTTCCGACAACGTATCTGGTATTGGAGGAATGACTGTAGGACGGAACGTCCTTGTGGACGGGAACAACCTGATCCACCGGGCTCACGCGGTCTTCGTCAAGGACCGTGAGCCACACGACGTTCTCGCTTCGCCGTCTGGTTATCCTACTGGTCTGATCTACGGCGTCTTCTCGATGCTGTCGGATTGGGTTTCGGAGATTTCCAATCCGACCCATATGGCTTTCTTTCTGGACGGACGTCCGGCGAAACGCCTCGCTATCGATCCGACGTACAAAACCAAAGACAAGCAAGACCGACCTGGTTCCGCGGAGTGCCCTGTAACTCTCTCAGATGGGTTCGTGGCGTCCAACGAGATGGAGGTGGTCGTCCATCTTCTTGGGCTTCTTGGCGTCGATGTCTATCACCATCCGAATGAAGAGGCCGACGATCTGATCGCCAGCTACGTTGCTTCGAGGCCCGGTGACATGCACGTCATCGTGTCCTCGGACATCGACTTCTACCAGCTCCTGGATGGGAACGACAGGGTCGTCCTATTTCGTCCCGGCACCGGCTCGAACCGGTTTTTCGACGCAGAGCGTGCTGAGGAGCACCTACTGAATAGGTTCAAGGTTCGTGTCCCGCCCGGGAACGTCCGCATGTTCAAGGCCCTGACCGGAGATCCGTCGGATGGGATCACCGGAGTCCCGCGCCTTAGGAAGAAGGTCGCGGCTCCCCTGTGCCATCTTAAGAGCGTCGATGATCTCTTCGAGACTGGGCTCCCGAACTTCTCGAAGGCGGAGCGGGAAAAGGCCGAGTCCCTGAGGGACCAGATACGCTTGAATTATGAGCTGGTCGGGCTCAACTCGACCCTCGATCTCTCCGAGGCTCTTCTTCCGCCGAGCCCGGACTTGGCTGCTGCGTCCAGGGTCCTCAGGGATGATCTCGGCATCACGACTGTGTTTCCGCATGTCTTTGAGTTCGGGAAGTCCCGCGTCAGGACGTCTTCTCCGACGCCCTACGACTTGCTTCCGGACTTTCTGAAAGACATTTGAGGTCTGAGTCCGGTAAAGTATTGCGACAGCTTGGTCCCGTCAGGCGACCCAGTCGGATACC